GTGGGTGATGATGCAGGGTCATGAACCTGCATCATCACCCCCAGGAGGACCAACGTTGAGCAAACGTTGTGCCGATGCAGAAGGTCAAAGTAAGTTCCTTCACTCTTCTAGTACTCGATAACCTTCCCCGCAAGAGAGGCAACGCCAAGATGCCAAATGCTGGAGCGCTTCCACGCCACGCCCGTTGCGGTTTTCCGACGGTCACTTCCGTCCCGAACCATCGGTTAGTTGGGATCCGATGATAGGGTTAGGGCTGGCAGGTATTAGACCACTGAAGGTACTATATCACTTGATAGACCCCCACTTACATCACCATGTCGAATCCCATTGGACCTCAGCCGGAAAGATTGCTTCCCAACGTCAACGCTGCGTTGGCCATCCACTGCGGTAACGCTAAGCTGGTTAACGCGCGTGCATACGCCTCTGGAGAGGCCAAGAAGATTGCTGACATGGAGCGACGTCTGCGGTGGTCTTTTGAGAACTTGTACACGAGGCTTGAGGGCAACCCCTGCCTCCAGCCGTGGAAGTCGATTCTCGTTGGTCCGTACGAAGCATATGTGGCGAACAAGTCGGTTTTGGCCCGACCGTTCTTCCTCGCATCAAACAGTGATCCCAACTTTGCTAGGGCTAGCATCCCTGCTGCGGTGTGCCAGGCGATCGCCTTGGAGATGTATCCCGACTCGTCTGTGACTTATGTCGCAGACGGGCAGGTCATCACCGAGACGTTCGAAGCCTACAACACCGAAGTCAAGGACACTGATTACGGAATCGCGACCCTTCGTCTCCCCTCGCGGGCCAGTCAGTATGAGCTGGCGAGGGAGACGTTCGTTGTGAACACTGGTACACAGTCTACTCTTGGACGTGTTTTCAAGGCGACTGTGCACCGTGCCCAAAAGATTATCGGCACTACGGCAGAGGAGGTGGAGGTGGCTTGGCAGTGTTCCGGGTGGATGGTTGGCCGCCCGGGGCTTTGCTCAGTGCTGCCTGATGTTCTCAAGTCGCCATGGCCTCTGCAGACGGATGAGGTCGAGGACGACCTTGCGGTTGTCAAGATCTCGAAGAATGCGGGCTTGGGCATCCCCGTGTGCAAGAGGGCTGATGACCCAGAAGCGGTCGCTAAGGCGATCAGTCTGGCGAAGCTCTTGCTCAGCAACAGAGCATTGGTCGAAACCCCGCTTGAGGAATACAGGCGCCTCATGTTGACCAACCCCGGCTTGGTTGCCATGCAAGCGAAGGCAAAGAGCGACGCCTACTCAATCGAGAAGATTCGCACAGACATGTGCAGGGTCTATGGCGTTAACGCCGCCGCTCCTCGCATGTTGCAAGCCGGAGTGACACATCCGGTGGGCTTCATGATGGCAACCCTTACGGGTTTCCAACGTGCAATGACTCCGCTTGACGGACCCAAGCCTTGGTACGCGGAGGACGTCCGCAGCATGGGGGACCTGAGATCTTCTCAGGGTATCTCCACGACCGGCGAGGGACCCGATCTGATCATTGCGTCAATCGACGCACAAGTGAGGGAGAGAGGTTGTGGCCACATCACGCACGGAGACGACATGTTTCTCGTGGCGAAGGTGAGGCTAAATGAGAGGTTCTACCTCTTCTCCGTCAACGGAGACGGCTCCAACTTTGACTTGACGCAGACGTCGACGGTCAATTTCCCGCTCATAGAGAAGCTGGCAGAACAAATGATTGCCATCGAGCCTTGTGCGGGTCATCTGTGGAAGAATCAGATGCAGGAGCGCCTACTGGTACTCACCCATGGAGCCGTGGTGAAGATGAAGGGAGCGGTCACCTCTGGCATGCCAAAGGTGTCAGAGGTGAATGATTTGGTCGCTCAGGTCTTCTGTTACCGTTATTGGAAGGCCATGCGTGCTCATTTCACTACTCGCAACGGAGAGAGGTATTTGACCGTGGACCCGACGACCCTGGAGAGCACCTTCAAGGCCGTTGGTCATTCCATGGGCCTCACAATGAAGTTCGAGAATGCGAAGATGACGCCCATCCCGAGCGACTACAACACGCAATCCTACTACCTCGTTCACAGGCTTGTCTGCGAAGAGAGGTTGTGCTTCGATTATCTGGGGCACAAGATTCTCGGCGCAGCCGTCCGCACCACCCACCCATACAAGCCCCCCATCCGGTCGACGACTGAGTGGGAGGATGATGAGGGCCCAGTCACCATTGACGTGGTGATTAGGCCTGACAAAGTTCACTACGTCTCCCGTGCGCCAATCGGTGTGATTGATCCTTCGAGGATCACGAAGGAGATGGAGTGGACTGACGGTAGGTGGGAGCAGGACAAGACGCGCGCACAGGTGCGTCATGCCAGGACGACGATCTGCCGCATGCAGGCCGTCGCTCCGTGGACGCTCAACCAGGTGGTGGGGGACACGCTCATTCGTGCCGTGGAAGCAGTGCTCATTACACTGCGGGATGTCCCCGATGACTTCCTCATCGACGGCGACGATGCGTACAACTTCATCGAGGACGCAGCCGTTTCGTCCGCCATGACGGTACACGACCTCAAGACGATGGCACAGCGCACGATCGACGAGATGAAGGACATGATGGAGACGAAGCAGATATCTGAGACGTCCCACTTGAACCCTACTCGTCGGCTGAAGCTGCCCATTGTCCCGAAGCGCCTAGCTCGGGAGTCTCTTGAGGTGGCTGATCCCGTGGGGATGTCTTGGGCCGACTTCGAGGATGCTATGGAGGAGAGTGAATTCACGGAACTCGTCCAAAAGTACTTCCCCGGAGAGAGCTCGGACGTACCCGCATCACCCTACTACGGTGGCCATGCTGTCACTCGCCCGGTGACCCAAAAGAACTTTGGCAAGATGCCGCCCTTGACTGCCGTAAGGCAGGCCATTGGTAACGTGACCGGAGGTACGCGTTACGATGGACAGAAGCTTTCCAGGGGTGCGCGTCGAAGGCGCAATCGCGCCACACGGAAGGCGCGAGCCAACCGCACCGGGTACGAGGAGGCTGACGCTCACTCGGATGCCGGATCTGTGTACTCCGAGGAGTTCTAAGCCTTGGTGGAAGGCCGCGGTAGAGTCCGCGTTACCAAAACTCCGCTTGGTGAGCTTACAATACACCCGCGAAGCCGGACCGCGTAATCCGGGATATATATCACTTTTAAGAACCTCAACACAATTCACTATGGCAAAAGGCAAGGCGAAGAATGCAAAGGCTCAAGCGAAGAGCCAACCGGAGGTTCCCTCCAACCTCGCGAATGCGGTCAAGAGGGCCGTTATGAGCGGCCTGAAGGCAATTCCTCAGGGCACGCTTGCTAAGATTGGTGGGTTTGCCGGCCCTAAGGGCGCGGCACTTGGGCAGGCGGCTTCGACCATCTTTGGGGTGGGAGAATACGAGGTGTCAGGCGGAGCGACCACCTTCGGGGGGGAGGTTCCGCATTTCACTAACATGCCCGATAAGACCATCATCAAGCACCGGGAGTTCGTGGCGGCGATCAAGTCGCCTGGAACCGACTTCACCAATACGACTTACGACATTAACCCGGGGAACAGTTCGCTGTTCCCTTGGTTGTCGACTGTTGCTAGGTCGTACCAGCAGTACAAGATCTTGGGTATGGTGGCTATTTACAAGCCACTGACCTCTGATTATGCCGCTTCTGGTGGACTCGGCCAGGTGATTCTCGCCACAAACTACAACGTGAACGATCCCGCTTACAGTTCTGCCATACAGATGGAGAACAGTGAGTATGCGGTGGCAGTTAAGCCTAGCAAGGGAGCGCTCCACGTGATCGAGTGCGCGAGCGCCCGTCGTCGAAATGACCCCTTCTATGTCTACGATCCTAACGCCGATTCTGGCGCGGTGTCAGACAAGAGGTTTTACGACATGGGGAAGCTGCAGGTCGCCACCGAAGGCCTATCCACTGCTGCCGATGTCACTATTGGCCAGCTGTGGGTGACGTACGAGATTGAGCTGATCAAGCCGGTGTTGCCGGTGGCGGTCGTACCGCCAGCTCCAGTTCGTCCGTTCAACCCGGGGTACTGGTCGGCGAGCAGTTGGACCACGACTACCTGGACTGAGAACCTAGCACTGGCGGGGGTGACGGTCTATGGCGCTGACGTATCTACGTCAGTCAAACGACTTCATGTCACCATCGCTGGAGCTCCAGTGGGGTCAAAGGTTATTATCATGTACCAATTG